TCTCTTGGTGGTATAACATTCGCATAGATTCTTCTTTATTCAATGGTGTAATATCCACTGAATCTCGGTTGCGTCGATATTCATCCACATTTCTGAATTTTTGCATTTTCGTAAAATCGTCTTCGGTAACAGGAATCACCGATTCGACATATGCTTGTCTTAAATCCGTATATCCGATACCATCACCGCCAAATAGGGATCCAGATGAAAAATTGCTATTATATTCCATTAACGCAGAACCACCTGCAGAAGATCCACCGAATGAACTACCAACGCCAGAATAAGTGGTAATGGTTTGAATTTGTTTTTTTCGTTTTTCCATTTCTCTCGCCATGGAATCCTTGGTTATGTTTTGCGGAGTATAGACAATATCTTCGTCCGATTGTAACCAGTTCCCATATCCATTTTCAACTGGACCTTCTAACCTATTTTTCTCAAATTGGGCATTGAACCAATCGTTGAATTGGGACGGATCTTTCAAATCTTTTTTGTTATCAAACATTTTATCGAGGACTTTTACATTTTCCTTTTCAAAGTAGTCGTTGGTATCGATTTTCTTGGAAGAAGTTTTATTTTGAAATTCAAAAATGTCATGCAATCGTTTATATGCTTTATTGAAAAAAATGAAATACTTATTATCCAATCGACACTTATCTGGATGAGTTTTAAGCACGATTTTCCTTGCTTCTTTCATGCTATCTTCTGTAAGAATAATGGATGTTCTGAATCCAAATAACTTGTATAATTCTTCTCTCGAATAATGTTCTATATTCAGATCTAACATTTCATATTTGGATTGATCATATTGGATGTTATTTTTATTTGATGGAAGAGGAGGGGGAGGAAGTGCTACTGATTTGCCAATTTCATAGTCAGCGAATGGATCATGTGTATATTCGTTGTCCGAAGTACGAATTTTGATGCCAGGTTTTGTGCAACTTGTCATTGAAAATTTGTTTTTCATGATTATTAAATATTGTCATTATTATTTAAAAAAGAATACGAAATGGTTCTAAAGATTTTTGAAATTGTATTTAAAAAATGCCATAAAAGGCGTTTTGTTTTGTCCATACAGTAATGAATAGTAAATAAGTTTCAAGTTACCCATTAGATGTTGTCGATTGATATGTAACCAAAGAATAAATAGTCCAAACAAACCAATGGTGAAGAAAATGTCATTCAAACGAACAGATTCCTTTCTTAAGTAATATAGAGGCACGATTTTAATCAATGTATTGATAATCATAAAATAAAAAATAGTCTCTCTACTCGTTCCATAGAGGATCATCAATACAAACATAACGATATTATCAAGAAGTCCCAAAAGTAATGGAAATTTCGGTGAAAAAGAAATGAATTTCAATGTGTAAAACAGATACCATACATAAATCCAATAGGAAAATACTAAATCTGGTCTTAACGATTTCATTCTGTTCTATTTTATTCCAAGATTTCATTTTGCATTAAATCTTTTATGCAAAATGAATACACTGTACTGACGGATGTTATAGACAAATTTGATTATTATGATATTCCTGAAAACCACCATAATAGTCCTTATCTATTAACAGCGGATGAAATAATAAATATACTATTATATATCTAAACTGACCGTATTACTTGCGGATTTTTTTCTGCGACCACTACGTTTTGGCATATTAACATCTGATTGTAAATCTTTCATATCATTGATACTCAAAATACTGCTATCATTTGGATTAGAGGGAGGTTGTTGAATATTAATAGTCTTGGTTTTCAATCCAGAGAGAATATCTGTAATATCACTGGGCCCTTTCATTTCTGGTCGCGACATTGTTGGTTGTCTTCTACTGGTTCTATCTTGCACATCAGGTCTCTCTAAATTCTCTCTTAAACTAATTCCATCTTCGTAATTGCTCTTGCTAAAATTCAAATCAGGTCTTGCATAATTATTATTGCCAGGTCTTCCGATTGGTGGTGGGACCGCATTTGGACCTTGGGTAGCGAGTGGTGGAGGAGGTCCCATTCCAGGAGCAGGTTTTGGATCACTATAAGTTGGAGTCATAATATTATTCATGAATCCGGAAAATCCAGGATTGGTTTGCGCCATTGAATTGACCGCTGCATTTTGGAAGGAACGCATCAAGTCTGGATTTTGACGCAATATATCGTCCATTCCAGGCATGGCACTCTTAAACATGGTGTTGGTCATATGAACCATCATTGCACTGCCTCCCAGTTGAAATAATAACTTCAATTCAGGGGCCATGGATGCCTTGCTTTTATATTTATCGTGTAATTCCGCAAAAATATCGTCGTAGTCCGTAATATTTTCTTGGATTTGGTCAGACCATCCATCCAATTTCACATCAAAAGGGTCAAATTTTCCATTCAAAAATTCAATGCCATTGATTACTGCCATGAGCATATTGCCTTGGAATTTGATCGAATTTTGTTTTGACTTTTCGTCCATAATCGTTTCATACTCACCTATCATTTCTTGTAAATTCGATTCCATGGAATACTTTTTGGATAATTCAACACCTTTCTTTTCCAATGCTTCCAATTTACGTAAATACTTAAACTTCTCTCTCATGGTTTCCTCGCGAGACATTTTTGGTTCTAATGGAACAGGTTTATCTGGATTGAATGGGATGTTATTAAATTTGCCATATCCATCCCATGTTTTTGCATCATTTTCCGTCTCAAATGTGGCTCGTCCCAAACCACTATCTGAACCGCCTAATTTAAAGGAAGATTCGCTAAAAGAAACACTTGGTTTATCAAACAGATCTGATTTAGGTGCAAAACTGGAGGCAGGGACATCATCCACTAAATCGTTTAATTCGCTTTCGAGTCGATTCAAATCATCTAAATCAATATCACTGGTCGGTCTTGAACTTTCTCTCACTTTATCATTCATCAAAAGTTCTAATCCGCCGCCAAAATTGGATGATGATGAATGTCCAAAGTCGTCGTTCAAGTCGAGTTCTGTGATTTCCATGATGTCTGACATATTTATTGATAAATGAGAACATTTAATTTTAAGTATTACGAATAGTAATTAATATTTTGAGTAATTAATATTTTGAATGAACATTTAAAATACTAAATGGGTCAATATGCATTAATTAAATAATCGAATCTAAAGTTGTTTATGATTGATAAACCATAACCCTTGTAAAAAGGCGTCGGATAAATCGTCTTTCTTTTTATGACTATTGAAATACTCTCTATGTTCTTGGAATCGAAAGTCCAAGGTTAGCACTCCTAAACATTTGGCGATGCCCAGTTTTTTGCGGTCACTATATTTTTCTTTCTCTTTTATATCACAGTCCTTTAATTTATTGGATGCAGAAATGAATTCGATGTTTTCCACATCCATGTCGGACATGATAAAGTATTGCACAATCATTCCTTGGATGGTTTTCATTCGAATTGCCAAAGGTCCAATTTGGTTTTCAATAATGACGTAATCAATCTTTCCTTCGTCTTTGAACAGATCGTTTAATTTATGTTTAATATTGAGACCGATATGAAACAAATCGACTTCATTGGCGTTTTTGCTTTCAATCGGTTGAAAATACGTTTTATAGATATGTTGATTGATTTGATGGATTAATTCGGTTTTCTTACATTTTGGTTCATACTGGATACCATACGAGTCTGCTATTTCATACAAGGTGACTAATTTTTGTTTTGAGATGAAAGATGGTTTATGTTCGGAAGAAGGAATTTGGAATGGTTGTTTTTTGGAATGTTTAGCACAATAACATTGTTCATCCTTCTTGAATTTGGCAGGTTTATTGCAAAGAACATTTTTTTCGACAAAACAGCATTTCAAGGCAGCATCGTATTCAGAAATATTGACCACATCCCATTTCGAGATTTTGAAATGATCTGCGCCTGGAGACTTTTCAAAGAGACATAATGCTAAATTTTTAATACCGACATCAATAGAGAGAACTTTCATAATAGATAAATATGGTATAACTTATTTATTATGTTTTAACAACGAATAATATAATTCATGACAATAAATTTATTTCGAATATCAATTTGTTCTCCATTGCCAGTTGGATTTGAAGTAAATGTGTGCGAATGAGTGCCATTATTATCAATAGTTAGAGTATGTGAATGATCTCCAGCGTTGGATATTGATAATGCATAAGGCGTTGTCCATACATTTAATTCGCCAGTTGAACTATCGGTATTCGTAACAGTATTATTTCCATTTGCTGTACATAACCCAAGATTGTCTTGACCACCTATTGCATTACTTCCGTGAGTATGATCACCATTTGTACTTGTTGTTCCAGTATGACTATGATTACCATTTGAATCGGTAGTACCTGTATGTGTATGACTAGGCAATTGATTTGTTGATAATGTGATTGAACTATTACCTCCAACTGCTCCTAAAGTCGAATCATTGGATTTTCCAACTGGAATTCTTTCTTGCAAATTTGGCAAATTGAAAGTAGTGGTTCCATTACCTGAACCATATGAAGTGTTTATAATATTGAAAAGACGTGAATAAGTTGTTCTATTGATAGCGCTTCCATCACATAATAACCATCCAGTGGGCGCAGTTACCCCTGAATAGATACACACTCCTCCAACTGGCATATAGGATTGATTTGGAGATACGTATATATCGCCGGTTATATTTATATTATTGATATCTAAATCTTGGCAAGAAATGGATGAAGTATTTAGAGAAACGCATGATATGTCAGTAACAACATTCATATTACTACACTTAACATTTCTATTAACAGTAAATGCATTATTTTCATTGATAGCAATTATCGCAGACATTTTATATATATATATATATATATAATAAATTTATATATAAAATATTCAATATAAAATACATTTTCGTATTTTCGTTAAAAGGGACCATGTATGGAAGGGGCGACTAACCTAGAGTTCAACTGTTCTCTCGATACATATGGATTCTTTAAATCAGAATTGCAATATCCAAATCCTGGTTTGCTCGTATCAAATATACCTTTAAATCGATGTGGAACATTACTGGATGGAGTGGCATCTGTATCATAATGTGGATCCAATCCGGACGTATAACATGCTTCTTGTGTATTATAATTCATCACTTGCAATCCGTTTTTTTGCAGAAATTGACGATATGCCCAGTTGCTTTGAATATTTTCTTGACGTTGTATGCGGTTATTTACCACAGCGTCTGCTTGCCAAGTAGTGTAATTACGACCATCGGAAATAATGGGTGGAAAATTAAAATCGATATTGTTTGATCCGCTATAACAAGTTCTCCAACTCATGATTCTATAATGTATAAAGATACTATTTTATTATTCATTTAATTCTCCACTCCTAAAATTTTCAACAATTCATGTTTTTTCAATTTTTGTGCGTCGGATGGTTGGATAAGTCCTTTTTCAATGGCAATACTTCTCAATTTGGGTAATCCGAGTTTCTTGAATTCTATATGTTCTGCATTATGTGAAATATCTTCTTCACCTCCTAAATTAATTGAAATGGTCTTTAATTCGCTTTCTGAGGGAATAACCGAATCTTTATTCTTTTCTTCATTTCCTTCACCTTCATACACTTCAATCTGTTCGCTACTATAGAGTGCTTTATCTTCATTGACCAATTCATATTTAATCACTTTGACATCATCCATATGATTATCTTCTTCTTTCACGTCTTCTTCCATATTGATAACATCCACTTCTTCCATATTGTTATCGTCTAATTCTTCTATTTCTTCATTGTCCAATTCATCGTCGTCTAATTCTTCATCTTCCAATTCTTCTATGTCTTCATCTTCCAATTCGTCGTCTAATTCTTCTATGTCTTCATCTTCCAATTCTTCCAATTCTTCTTCTAATTCCAATACTTCTGCTTCATTTTCAATAGATTCTTCGTCTTCCGATACATCAATCAATTGCATCGATTTTATAGTTGGTTCATGATTTTGTATTTCAGTCATTTCTAACGGTTTCACCATATTCACTGCTAAATGATTTAAACCCATTTTCACACTTGTTACATCTTCTGCCAAGGTGGATACTAAACTCAACATGGATGCAATCTTATGGTTTTGTTCTCTCATTTTACTTTCAAAATAGACGATTGTGAGAGCAACAAACAAAGTAACAATTCCTAAAATTATGAAAAAGGTTGGATTGAATAAATCTGCTAAAGAGGTCATTTTAATACAAACAGATTATATTAAATCATTTATTTACGAACGAATATTTAAACAAATCAATTAAATAATATGTCTAAAAGAAAAGGTAATTTTACAAAAAAAATATAACCATAAGTTCGAAGACTTTATTGATGAAGACATCGAGCAGTAATTACACCTTTTCTCATTTAAAACGCCCATTTTATAGGACATATAAGTTCTTATATAAAATGGGCGTTTTAAATGAGAAAATGTGTAAAAAAAATGTATTCATCAAATGAAGAATATTTATGAAAAATTGAAATGGATTTTTAAATGAAAACAATATAAAGAAACATAAAATGTCAGCATTTAATATTGAAGAATATATCAATTCTTTACCAGATAATATTGAAAAGATTAATATATCATATAAAAGTCTTACTTATATTCCATGTTTAAAACGGTTTCATAATCTAAAAGTATTATATTGTCATAATAATAAATTAACTTCTTTACCTAAACTCAATGATTCTTTACAAGAATTATATTGTTCTCATAATCAATTAACTTCTTTACCTAAACTCAATGATTCTTTGCAAGAATTAGTTTGTTACAACAATCAATTAACCAGTTTACCTAAACTCAATGATTCTTTGCAAGAATTAGTTTGTTACAACAATCAATTAACCAGTTTACCTAAACTCAATAATTCTTTACAAATATTAGATTGTGAGTACAATCAATTAACCAGTTTACCTGAATTAAATGATTCTTTACAAATATTATATTGTTCTCATAATCAATTAATATATCTACCTAAACTAAATCATTCTTTGCAAGAATTATATTGTTCTTATAATCAATTAACTTCTTTACCTAAACTTAATCATTCTTTACAAAGATTATTTTGTTACAACAATCAATTAACCAGTTTACCTAAACTCAATAATTCTTTACAAAGATTATATTGTTCTAATAATCAATTAACAAGTTTACCTGAACTTAATCATTCTTTACAAAGATTATTTTGTTACAACAATCAATTAACCAGTTTACCTAAACTCAATAATTCTTTGCAAGAATTATATTGTTCTAACAACTCATTGCCACTATTATTAGAACAAAACAAACATTTAAATCATGAAAAAAGAAACAAAATCAA